CTCCTCCGGTTCGGGCAGTGTGTTGTCGATGATACCGCCCGGCGGCTCTGGTGTCGGTGGCGTGGGCGTGGTGACCGCGTTCTCCAGCGCCAGCACACGAGCGTCCAGGTCGGCGATCGCTGCCTCGTTGTCCTCCACCCGACCGCCCAGGTCGGATATCGCCTGTGCGTGGGCATCGACCTGCTGCTCCAGCGCATCCACACGCTGTTCCAGCTGCGGATCGTCCGTTGGCTTGGGCATTGGCGTTCCAGTTGGCGGGAATCCGCCGGTAGTGCCATGTTACCCACAGGGGGAGCCACCCGCTATGTCGATGATGTCGATGCCGCACACGCACGAGGTGCGTTACCGCGAGCTCACGTATGCGCAGAAGCGGGCGATCCGCGAGCAGCTGGAGGCGTCGTTCGACTGGGACGACGGGAAGTATGCCGAAGGCGCGTCAGACCACAGCGTTGCCGCGGACGTGGGCGTCCCGTGGTCGCTGATCCGCTACGTGCGTGAGCGCGACTATGGCCACCTCGCATGACACTGCACTTCCAGCCTGATACCATAGCGTCGGATACAAACGACTCACCACCACCTGCGGGCGGCTCGTCCCCCAACGACAAGCCGCCCGACTTTTCCGCCTTCGACTTCGCGCTCCAGCGCTACAACCGCGCCCCGATCGCCTTCGTGAAGGAGGTGCTCCTGCAGGAGCCCGATGCTTGGCAGGTCGAGGCGCTCAGGGGCTTCGCCCGCGGCTTTACCCGGCACAGCATCAAAAGTGGTCACGGTGTCGGAAAGAGTTGCTTGGCCGCATGGGTGGTGCTGTGGTTCATATGCACGAGGGCGCCGTTCAAGTGTGCGCTCACCGCGCCCTCTGCCCCCCAACTCTTCGACGTGCTCTGGCCCGAGCTTCTCAAGTGGATGGGCCGCATGCCCGAGCAGTGGCAGGCGCTGTGGGAGGTGACGACGGACCATATCACGCTCAAATCGGACAAGGAGTGCTTCGTTACGGCGAGGACATCCAGGCCCGAGACGCCCGAGGCGATGGCAGGGTTACACTCCCGGAACATCTTACTCGTTGCAGACGAGGCCTCGGGAATTGACGAGAAGGTCTACGAGGCTGCCAGCGGCTCAATGAGTAGTTCCGGTGCGATCACGCTGCTGATCGGCAATCCCACACGCGACTCGGGCTTCTTCTGGCGCACCCACACGCTGGAGCGCGATCGCTGGCGCTGCATGACCGTGTCGTCAGCAGAGTCCACGCGCGTGTCGCCCGACTACATCACCGAGATGTCCGAGCGCTACGGCCCCGAGAGCAACGCCTTCCGGGTCCGAGTGCTGGGCCAGTTCCCCTCGGGCAGCGACGACGTGTTCATTCCCGGCGAGCTGGTCGACAGCGCCATGAACCGCGACATGGCCCTCGACGTCGGTGCGCCGATCCTGTGGGGCGTAGACGTGGCAAGGTTCGGCGCCGACGCAAGCGTGCTGATCAAGCGCCAGGGCAGTTGTGTCACCGAGCCGCCGCGGCGCTGGCGCAACATCGACCTGATGGCACTGGCAGGCGCCATCAAGCATGAGTACGATCTGGCACACAGCGCACGCCCGATGCTGATCGTGGTGGACAGCATCGGCATCGGCGCAGGTGTGGTGGACCGCCTGCAGGAGCAGGCGCTGCCGGTGTTGGGCGTCAACGTCGCCGAGTCACCAGCCAACCAGACCAACTACATGCGCCTGAGAGACGAGCTCTGGGGCAGGATGCGCGAGTGGCTGGCGACACGCACGGTGCGCCTGCCCCGTGATGACCTCCTGAGAGGCGACCTAGTGGCGCCGAAATACACGTTTAGTTCTACGGGCAAATTGACCATCGAATCCAAGGAGTCCATGAGGCGACGTGGACTGCCAAGCTGCGACTCGGCGGATGCGCTGATGCTCACCCTGGCGCAGCAGGGTCTCATGGTAACGTCAGCGAACCAAAGCTGGCTTTATGATACGCAGCCGGTGATGAATGGCATTCCTGGGATGGAGTGAGCGATGCAGCTGATCCACATCGAGCGCGTCTCTGCCACCTCCGACGACGAGCGCCTGGGCTTCCTGCTGACGGCACGTGCCAAGGCAGCCGAGCAGGTGGTCGCCGCCAACGTGCGCGCCCAGGCGACTAAGGTCGACCTGATCGAGCACATCACCCGTCGCCTCCAGGATGGCGCTGACCGGCTCAGGCTGCGTCACAGGCTGCTCGAAAGCGGCATGCCGCCCAGCATCGTAGCCGCCATCATGAGTGCCGCCACGGACGCTGTACGCCCCGACAGGGTGACCGGTGGTGCCAGCCAGCAGACGGACCTGCCCTATGGCGGCGCTTAACATCCTGGGCATCGGCGACGAGGAGCAGCAGCGCAGTCTGCTGGGCATTCCCGGCGCCCAGGTGCTGGACATCAGCCCGCCCACGCAGGCGGGTCAGGGCGACCTACCGGTGGAGCAGCGTGACGCGCTGGCCGGGCTGTACAACAACGTCACCGACTACATAAAGCGCGAGCGGGAGCGGTCCAGCGACATGGGCCTGTGGAACGACGAGACGGGCCTGCCGACCGGCAAGGGCCTGTTGAGTGTCGGTCAGCAATACGCCCAAGCCCTGCTGGCCGGCACAATCTCGCCGCGCATGCACGGTGGCCGTGCCCTGGAGTTCAAGCTTGACCCCACCGCGCCGGGCTTCGCCGATCGCATCAGCACCCGCACACCCTCCGAGGTGCAGGTGCCGGACGTGCATAGCAACGCCAACTATCAGGTCGGTGCCGAGAGCTTCAACGCCAGCCAGGGCGGTGCCAAGGTGCCCTACCAGCAGCGCACCGCCGATATCATCGCCCAGCAGCCCGGCTTTGAGCGGTTCAAGGGCGGCAATTACCTCGATCCCAGCGAGGTGCATGAGGCCTACACCGCGCATCTGGAGAGCAACCTGCGCCGCATGTACGACGAGGTGAATGCCACGCCGTGGGGCAAGCACGCGGCGAACTGGTATCCCGGCGCCAACAAGGTGACCACCGACACCGCGACTCAGTATGACATCCTGCCGCGTCAGGCCGCGGCTATGGCAGCCCGCCTGTCACCCGGCACGCCATGGGATATGAACATGGCGCAGTTCAACCGCACGGTTGATATCGTCAGCAAGCACTCGGACACCCCAATGACCGAGGCGATGCATCGGTTGTATCGCGAAAAGTATGGCGTTGAGTTCCTCTCAGACGGTAAACCCAACCCGGAATACAAGCCGAAATGGGGCACCAACTTCGACACCATTAGCCGGCCCGGTAGCACGCTGAACGATCACGCTGGCCCCGATGCCGGGCTGTTTGTCCGTTTGTTCGATGAGGCGCACAACCCCAACTATCATGAATACCGTTTAGTCAATCCGGATGGCACATACGGCGCTGTCATGCCAGACAAATACATCCCCAACTCTAACGGCAACATCGGGCAGGCGATCTCGATCTACCGCAATGGCAGCCTTGACAACATCAGCCGCGAGCTTGGCGACGGGCATAAGATCCGCTCGTTCTATAATAACATCGTCAGCCCGCATGGCGGCTCCGACGTGACGATCGATACGCACGCCATGGCAGCAGCCAACCTGATGCCGTGGGGCGCTTCGCGGCCCGAGGTGGCCTACGGGTTTGGCAACAGCCCGCAGGGGCCGGCGTTCAAGAACTGGCTGACCGGCGCCAAGGGCGGTGCTGCCACCGGCAGCGATGGGCTCTACCCACTTTATGCCGAGGCCTACCGTCGGGTGGCGCACGATGTCGGTATTCACCCGCGCGAGCTCCAGAGCATGACGTGGGAAGGCATCAAGGGGCTGTACGAACCAGCGGCGCGGCGCGGCGCACGCGGCGACGCCATCCTGAACGAGAACTCTGATCTGTGGAGAGCTTACGAAAATGGCACACGAACCCACGCGGACGTCCAGTCTGCTATTCTCGGGCGGGGCATCAAAGAGCCCGAATGGTGGGCTCGACGCAGCACTCCCGGAGAGCAGTGGAAGCCCGTCGATTATCGCTTACCTTAAGCGCCACGGTATTCCGTTGACCCGCGACACCTATAAAGACGCGATGTGGGACCACGCCGCTGACGAGGAGTGGACGGCAGAGCACGAGGATTCGCTGCCGCGCGATCTGCGGCGGTGAGCCCGCTCGCAATCATCCTGATCGTCGTGCTGCTGCTCGTTCTTTTCGGCGGGTTCTATGGCTACCGCGGCGGCTACTACGGCGGCAGCCCATACTACGGGCCGGGCATCGGCATCGTCGGGCTGATCATCCTCGTGCTGCTGGTCCTGCTTTTGATGGGGAGATTAGGATGAGCGGCATACTGCCACCCGGCGTGATGCCGCAGCCCGGCCTGCGCCAGGGCATCAACCCGATGGCGCCGCAGGTGGGCCAGCAAGGCATGAACCCGCCACAGCAGGGCCTGTTGGCGCCCAACACGCAGAGCTACGGCGCACCGCCGCTGCCACCGATCGAGGGGTTGGTGCGACCGATGGGCCAGCGGCCCACCGACCACCAGGTCATCGCCACCTTGCTGCCCAGGCGCCGCGACGAGGACATCCCGGACGACCCGACCGACGACCTGCCACCGGAGATCCGGCCTTACGCGCTGGGCCTGCGCCCGAGTGTGCAGCCATCCTCGACCGAGTGGGTGCAGGAGATCGTCTACCAGCGCCTCGGCAAAGAGGACCACGAGATTGCCGAGATCAATAGATATTATTTTGGTATCGCCAGAAACTATGACGAAGAACTGTCGACCCAGAGGGTCACTGCCAGCGAGTACTACAACGGTAAGGGTTTCGGCGACGAGCCGGCATTAAAGGGCCGCTCGCAACTGGTGATGACGGTCGTCAGGGACACCATACGCAGCACCCTCCCGAGCCTCCTGCGCGTGTTCACGGGCGTCGAGGACCCGGTGCATTTCGAGCCGATCAGCAACGAGATATCCGGCGACGACAAGCTGGCAACCATGCTGTCCCGCCAGGCGACCGATTACGCACGCTGGGCGCTGTTCGTGGCTAATCCCGGATGGAGCATATTACACGACGCGCTGCTGGACGCGCTGACCCGCAAGGCGGGCTGGGTGCGGTGGTCGTGGGGCAA